AAATAAAAAGAAAACACAGTAGAGAAGGCGTCTACAAAACGACAATCTACAAAACAAAAACAGGCGAAAAAAAAAAAACAAAAAAAGAAATAGTAGAAGAACTAGCAATATGGTTAGACATCAAATATGAAGCTGTAGCGGGGTTGGAGAAATCTCCGAAAGCTGCACTGAAATTGTTGAGAGAATCTTTGCGTAAACCTTTAGGACTAATGGAATGACGGCTTGGGCAAATAGAATAGTAGAAGTTCTACCAACTACTAGCAAGACAAGAGAACTTATCTCGAAGAGAGGTGCGTTCTTCATGGTAGAAAAAGAACCGCGAGTCCACCCTGAACTAGGAATGATTATCACATTGTTTGATGAAGATGGGTATCGCTTTTCAACATCAGTAAAGAACATTCGTGTTCCACAACCTATAGACTGAGCGGGGTTACAGACTCCGCCAAAGTCTACATCTTATTTATAACTAGGGACAAATTTGTATTATGGCGTATTAATTTGCGTATAACTTATGTAAGTAGTAAATTGAAATAGTTAAAAATTCACGAACGAATTGGGCGTAATTGTAGTAAATTGGTTATTAAAGTTGAAATTATGAAGAATCTTAGGTGAATCTCTTTGATTTTCATTGGTGAAGATATAACAGAAAAGTTATATCATTAACTCTCTCGCTAAATAATTTCAATTACAAGGTAAGCTCTTTCGCTTTGGGCTTCAGAGCTTTCTTGAAATGTAATTTCATTATAAGCGAGATTCACGAGAAGTATGATTAGTTTTTTAATTTTCTTAACTATCATAATTTATGATATTATTATACCATAAGTTTATCAAAAATGCAAGAAGTGTTTTTCTGAGGGGTATGATTTTTGGGATAGGTGTAAGTCGAGTAGATGACAAAATATTTTATTTTTGTAATTTTGATAGGAAATTAAAGTGAATTTCTTCGTTTGAGGTTCTTCCGATAGTCCTTCCAGTAAGCCTGTTCACGCGCTTGTTCTCGTTGTTGTCTTTTTATCGCGCTCTTGAGTTTTCGCTTTCGTTTCCAGTTTGGTTTCTCATAGTATTCTTTAGCGCGTAGTGCATCTTTGATACCTGCATTTTCACACTTCTTTCGAAAGATTCGCAATGCTTTTTCAAAAGACATATTCTTAGTTGTAATACTAGGCATCTATTTTAGTATCTCCTACACGATGAAATGTCCACCCACGCTTTCGCAGGTAGTCTATTTGCGAACGAATAGAACTTGCTGTTCTACCTAGTTGCGAAGCTATAATACTCATAGGTAGAGAGTTATAGTTATCTTTCAAATAGTTTCGTTCCTTATCTGTCCATCTTTTACTCATTTATATATTATACTAAATTTGAGAGCAAAAGTCAAGAACTATTTTTAGGTGTGTTGAAAAAAGTTCTTGACATTTGGTTGGGGTTCATGTATAATATACTAAATGGAGATTTTTATGGAAAACATTGATTTAGCTTTTTTCATCATCTTGTGTGGTTGCAGCTATGCTAGTTATATTATTGGCAAAAAAGAAGGCATAGGAGCAACACTTGATTATATGAAAGAGCAGGGTAAGATAGATTTCGAAGATTAGAAAAATAATTCTTGACATTTATCTTAAAATTTAGTATAATATAGATATGTAGGTGGAGTGGTTTCACCTATGTTTTAACGCGTCTATACCGAGAGGGTAGACAATTATTACCGAAAGGAATGAGGAGATAAAAATGAGTATAGATTTAAGTAAATTTTGGCTTGGTTTGGATATGCCCAGTATACCACAATATACGGAGACTGGCTATCCTAGATATAATGTAATTGAAAGTAAAGGCAACTATCGTATTGAAGTCGCAGTGCCAGGCTGGAAGAAAGAAGAACTGGAGATAATCGCAGATGGCGAAGAACTCCACATAGCAGGGAAGAAAGAGCAGAAACTTGAAATGAATGAAAAGTTCGTTCATCAAGGTTTAAGTCTTAAATCTTTTGATAGAAGGTTTATTCTTAATCCAGACTTACAAGTAGAGAAAGTTAATCTACAAGACGGGTTACTAACGATCGCTCTGTCTAGAACTCCAAATTCCAAGAGGAAAATCTTGGAGATTGATTAGTGAAATATGTAGAGTATTTTAGACAGGAAATATGTAGCGATGGAGAGTTATGTGAAGCAATAACAACACTATTATTGCTGAGCTTTGTAGGTAGCGTATTAGTTACATGCATTGGCTCTCTAACATAGACTTGTCGTTTTGTGAGTGCCTCCCTTAAAAGAGGCACTTTTTTATAGGAGAAAAAATGAGTCAAGTAGACCCATACCTACTGATAGTAGCAATGGAAGAGGCAGGGGAGTTTGCCCAAGCATGTTCCAAAGTATATAGGCATAATGGTGGTAAACATGAACTAAAATGTCTTTCCGAAGAAGTAGGCGATTTACAAGCAATGATAAATCTACTTACCGAAGCAGGATATGTAGATTTAAAAAGAGCAGAAAAGAAAAGAGTAAGTCGAGAAAAGAAACACAGGAGAATTAATTGAAAACAAGTATGGAGGGCTTAGCCCTTATTAAAAAATTTGAAGGGTGTGAATTAAAAGCCTATCAATGTTCAGCAGGAGTCTGGACAATAGGTTATGGACATACCAAAGATGTCGTAGAAGGCATGGAAATAACACAAGAACAAGCAGAACAAATGTTAGTTGATGAACTACATGAGTATGAAAGTTATATCAACAAGTATGTGACTGTAGCTCTTTCACAAAACCAGTTTGATGCCCTAGTATCGTGGGTATACAATCTCGGCCCAGCAAACCTAAGTGCGTCTACAATGTTAAAAGTTCTAAACTCAGGCGAGTACGAAGATGTACCAGCACAAATGAAAAGATGGAACAAAGCATGAGGAAAAGTTTTAGAAGGACTTATTCGAAGACGAGAAGCAGAGGCTTGTCTATTCGTAGGCAAGGAATGGTTTGAAATTTAAAATACCACAAGAGTTATTTGAACTTGCTCGAGCACACGCGGAGCAAAGAGGTATGACTATCGAAGAATACTTAGAAGAATTTATAGGATTATTAAATGAAGCAAAAACTAATGGAAATATGGAACTGGATAGTAAGTCTATTCAGAACGCGTTACAAGCTTACAGTAAGTTATAATTCTACTTACGGTGACGCAGACGACCAAGAGTTTATAGTAAAAAAGTTTTACTACAAACAAGAAAAGTATATATCCTTTAAAGATGAAAATGATGATATAGTAGAAATACGAGGAGCAGAAGGTCTTAATTATAGGATACAAAGATTATGAATCAATTTTTTATAGGATTACTGTTAGTATTAGGGCTGGGTTGTTGGTGGCTTTATAGTGAAAATCAAACATTAAAAGCAAACAATATCAAACTAGAATACGCAGTAGAAGAACAAAAACAAACAATCAACACAATTAAAGAGCAGTATGAAAAACAAGGCGCTGCTTTAATGAACATGACAAGAGAAAATGCCTTGATAGAACAAGAAAAAGCAGAATATTTAGAGATATTCTCCAGACATAATTTAGATGTTCTTGCACTAAAGAAGCCTGGCCTAATAGAAATTAGAATGAACAATGCAAGTGAAAAAGTAATGGAGGGCATAGAAGATGACACTGAAAAATTATTCAACATTGGCAATCCTAGCACTGACTAGTGGTTGTTCTCTACTTCCTACAAAAGAAGTAGAAATTATAAGTAAACCAGTAGAAGTAGAAATAATGCAACCCACATTACCAAGACCAGTTGATTTAGTTGCTCCACAATGGTGGGTAGTATCTGAAGCAAGAATAGTAAATCCTTGCAAAAAAGTAGAAGATAAAAGACCAAAGACCTGTAATCTTGAAGATAGAGAAAATCCAGACTGGCCAGAAGGATATACTTACTATGATAAGTTTATAGATGAAATGAAAGAACAAAATAGTGGGGAGATTCTTTTTGTTGCTACAACCATAGGCGATTATAAAGTCATGGCGGAAGATATGCAAGAGTTAAAAAGGTATATTAAACAACTAGGAGAAGTAGTAGTTTATTATAGAGAGGTAACTATCAATGATACAGTGGATAAGGAATCTAATTAATTTATGGGGATTACACAAAGACAGTGAGTGGTTTGAGAAAAATCCTGCTGCACAGATGCGCTTTGAAGATAATGAAGATTGGTTAGAGGAACTAGAAGAAAGAATAATAGAATTAGAAGCAATAGCACACCCTAAGTGTGGAATTGAAAGTTTTGACGGATATAAACCTCTAGTTGATAGAATAGATAAACTAGAAATAGTAGTAGGAAGTATGAAAAAGAATGATAGATAGTCAAAAATTAATAGATATTTTAAAAGAAGGTATTGTTGAAATAACCTTTAGAAGTTTAAAAAGTAATAAAACTCATAAAAGAGAATATACAACACACAAGAGTTTTATGCCAAATTTAAAGAATCAATCTGCATCTGACAAAATTCTTTGTTATGATGTAGAATTTGAGAAAGTGGAGGACATAGATGTATCTACTATAGAGAAGTATGTACCTCTGCAAAGGCTGTCGTAAGACAGAAAAGGATAGAAGAATGTTAGAATTTTTCGAATGGATAATCAGATGGGTTCAAGTAATCCCCTGGCTAGTAATGGGAGCATCATTAATCGCTGCTCTTACACCCACACCAATAGATGATGGCTGGGTAAAGAAAATCTACAAAGTGTTAGATTGGGTTGCCCTTAATGTGGGGAAAGCAAAGGATAAATAATGGCAGATAATAACGCACAAGATAATAGCAGAAATGAAGTAGAGATAGATTTAGATAAGTATATGTCTTTAATCGAGAAACTCGATACTGCAGAAGATACTATTAGAGAAATGCAATTAGAGGCAGCGGAAGCTAAGAAAAGATTAGCACCACCAAAAAGAAGATTTATTGATTTATTTTTAGATGATAATGATGTAAATGAAAAAGCAATAATAGGTTTCATAGCCTTTTTTATGCTAATTGTTTTTGCAGGGTGTGATTTAATTACAGCATTTTGGGGACAAGATTTAGTAATTAGTGATACAATTTTTACCTCTTTAGTAGTGATAACACTAGGAGCATTTGGAATCTCAGAGGCTGGAAGAGCCTTTGGTAAATAGAAAAAATAATACTTGACATTTGGTTAAATTTTTTATATAATATACATATGAATTTATTTTATTTAGACGAAGATTTAGACAAGTGTGCTGAATACCATGTAGACAAGCATATAGTAAAAATGCCTCTTGAGGCGGCACAACTATTATGCACTGCTATATGGGTAGACGAAGTATTAGGTTTCACACCTCGTGCGTCGAACGCTGAAGAAAGAGAAGCCCTCAATTCAAGAAAGTCAGAAATCAAACATCTTCCCCTAGAGGAAAGACCACTGACACCATATCTACCCATGATGTATAATCACCCTTGCACGATATGGACAAGGTCTTCGCTAGATAATTTTGAGTGGGTTCATTGCTATGCAAATGCACTAAACGATGAATACC